ATAATTGTCAATTTTTTGTTAGAATGTTATTAAAAAATCAAAATTTATATACTGATAGAGAAAAAGATTTTTTCTTCCAGGACATATCTGAGATGATTAAAGAACTACCAGAAGAACTAGATAAATTTCAAAGATTTGCAACAGATACAACAGCAACAATAGCAAAATTAACAGGACAGGGAGACCCGAACGACCCTTCAACGTGGTCTATAGATGAAAAAATTGAAAGTTTAAAAGGACAAATGAGAGGAGTAAGTAAAGCAACTAGGAGCGGTCTAGAAATGCAAATAATGAGATTAGAAGAAATGAAGAAAAATAAAGGTGGAGCAAAATTTAAAATATTACCTATTCAAGAACAATATATTAATGATGTTGATTTATCTAAAAAAATATATGGATCTGGAATATTAGATATGTTTTCATTTGGTATTCAAGATAAACCGCCTAAGCATCTATTTGATACAAGTGGAGAAAAAGAAGGATATTTTAAAAGTGACCCCTATCAATATTGGGCGAGTGCTAAACCTAAAAGAAAATCAAGAGTTAAAAAACAATCATTTAATGATTTTCTAAAAAGTTTATAAAAAAAAATATCTAAGATTTATTAATAAAGTAATTTGATATAATAAATTTTTGAGAGCATAACCACCACCAGAGATAAAATATTTAATTTTAAAATAAGTTTAAAATTAAATATCTAAATTATTTTCTAAGTATAATTATATACTATAATGTCAAGTTTTAAAACTGATTATATATTTGGTAAGAAAAAAGAAGAAGAAATATTATTTATTATTGAAGAATATTTTAAAGATGATATTAAACAAGTAAAAGAAAAGTTCAGTAAATATGATTATGAAGGAACAACTAATATATACGAATTAAAATCAAGAACTAATAAGTATGAGGCATATCCTGATACTCTTCTACCATTTGATAAAACACAACTAAAAGATAAGAATCAAATATTTTTATTTAATTTTACTAATGGATTATACTTCATAAAATATAGTGAAGATTTATTTAAAACTTTCAAGTGCCAAGCATTTAAAAGAAATCAAAGAACTGATTATAATGATATAGTAAAACCATATATATATATACCTATAGATAAACTAACAAAAATTAAATGATACAATACCATTAAATTTATTATTAGGACATTTCTTTATTATAGGTTTATTAGATTCATTTATTTTATTTTTAATATCTTCTTTATTAGTTAGTCTATATAATTTTTTAAATGCTCTAAATTTTAAAATATATTCTCTATTTTCATTATAATAATTTCTAAAGTATTCTTTTTTATATTCTAAATTATTTTTATAATATATTTTATTATTAGATATTATTCTATCTCTATTTTTAATATAATATTCATTCATACTATCCATTATTATATATTATATAATATATTTAGATATTTACGACTAAATATATTATAACATTTTTACAAATAAACATATTATGATGTAATTACTATTAAAAATTTCGAAATTTTTAATATTATATATCTTTTTAGATGATTATCAGTAAAAATCTAATAATAACTTTACAATTAAATATATTATACATACTTTTATAATAAATTTTCTAATAACATTTTATATAATAATTAATTATAATAATAAATTAATATAAATAATATTATCTAACTAATTATATATATAATATTAATGAGTTCTTTACAAACTAGTAATCAATACGATTTAGATAATCAACCAACACATATTTATTACAATTTAAATTTAATAAATAATAATGTTAGCGGTAATACTGCCCCTCAGCAATTAATATTTACAGATAGTCGCAATGGGACGGCAATTTTAACATATCCAAAGCATTATTACGCCAGCATTACCAGATTCAGTATAGATACTGGTGCCGATGCTATACCCGTTTTTATTCCATCTATTGACACAACACAGACAAGCGTAAATAAAACAGTCTATGAAATTACATTATCATATAAGACATCTAATTTTACACAAGCAATTATTTATGTTCCTACTGATACAACACAACCAACGCCAAGAAGTCCCCTAGGCGGTGTTGATTATACTACTACATATTATTATATCTATTCTTATCAAAAGTGGGTTAAGATGATTAATACCGCTCTTGCTGCTGCGGTTACTGGTTTAAATGCTGCATCTATTGCCGATGGTAATGGTGCTCTTCCTTCATTAAATGTTCCATTCGTTGAAATAGACCCTATAAACTTAACTATGCTTATTAATGCCGATCAGGCGGCATATGCTGAGACATTAGCATTTCCAATTCAAATTTATTTTAATACTGCTTTTTTTAATATTATGACTTTCTTTCAATACACTAGATATGGTGTTAGTGCTTCTTTTGGTAAAAATTATTTATTAAATGTATATTTAAATAATAATACAACTACTATAGGCGGTATAGTTTATTTACAAATGTATCAAGAAGGTTCTTGTATGTCATTATTAAATCCCGTTCAATCTATCGTTATCACTTCTAATGCTCCAAACTATTCAGAAATTATTGGTGTTCCATCTATTTTTAATTCTACTACCAATTTTCAGAATCCATTTAATGCCCCTAATACATCCCCTATATTTACTGATTTTCAAGTTCCTATTACTGCTCTAGATTCATATAGACCAAGTATTTTTTATAATCCAACGGGTGAATATAGATTATGTGATATGCAATCAACAAGTCCAATTTATAATATGCAATTATTTGTTTATTGGATGGATAAATTTGGTAATTATAAACCTATTCTATTGCCTGGTGGATGTTCTGCCAATATTAAAATAATGTTTAGACGTAAAGATTTTAATCAACGATCATTATAATGTTATTTTATAAATTAAGTATAATAATAATAAATAATATTTATAAATAATAATACAATTCATTAATAATAAAATATATAGTTTATTTTAATAATTTTAATAAAATTATTAAAAATAATTTCTTAATTATAGTATATATATATGGACTTCAATAAAACTTTACTTTTAGACGACCGTCTCAACGTTTCTTCATCTATTGACTACGCTGTAGAAAAGGGGTTTACTTCTATCGCTCAAAATGTCGTTTCTGCTTCATCTCTTTCAACAAATCAAATGAGTTATAATGTAGTTGTTCCATCAATGGGGACAATTATAGATCGTGCCGTTTTATTTAGAAATACTTTCGTATTGAAAATTGAAGGCACCGCCCCCGCCGCAAGTTTTCTCGTAAATTTAGGAAACACTGACGCATTAGGCGCTTACCCCATCAATAGTCAGATAGCAAATTATAATGTATCAATTAATAATCAATCATACACATTTAATATCGCTCAAAACTTTCAAGCATTAATTAATTTACAACCTGATAATCGTCATTTAGTTCGTTATGCTGGATGCCCTAATATGCCCGACCAATTATTTAATTATGCCGATGGTGTTGGTGCTAATTGCAATGTATTAGGTGCTTATGAAAATTCTTCTGACGGTGATATTGTGCCACGTGGTTCTTTCGTAGTTGATTATATAGGTCAAGACCCTAATTGCGTTGCTGATATTCCAATGGTTGCATCAACTGGCGCCGCTCAAACAATTTATATTAAATATACGGTTACTGAAGGCGTAATGTGTCCTCCGTTCCTTTATAATACTGTAGCAAATAAGGCGGGTATGTATGGTGTATCAAATTTTGTTATTAATTGCACTTTTAATTCAAGCGGTGTAAATCAACGAATATTTAGAACTGCTTCAGCATTTGCTAAGTCTGTAACTCTTCTTCGTTTTGACCGCTCAGAAATGATATTTAATTATTGTTCTCCCCCTGCCTCTGTTCCTCTTCCTCCTCGTTCAGTTCTTCCATACTATGATATGACCGCTCAAACAACCACAATAGGTGGTTCAGTTTCTGCTGGTGCCTCATCTACTGTAGTCGCTAAGAGTCTTCAATTAGGTATTATTCCTGATTCAATTTTATTGTTTATCCGCAAACTTAACACAAAACAAACCGCTCAAGATGCTGATGCATTTATGACAATTAATAACGTTAATTTAACTTGGGACTCTGTTCCCGGTCTTTTATCTGGTTTGACTCAACATCAATTATATCAAATATCAGTTGAAAATGGATCATCTCAAAATATCCATCAATTTATTGGTAAATGCTTAATGAGTAATGGTGCTTCTGGTAGTGGTCGTATCGTTCCAACTGTTGGATCTTTTATTGTTTTAAATGTTGCCAAAGATATTCCATTAGCAAATCTCGCCCTTGCTCCTGGTTCTCAATCTCAATGCAACTTGTCATTTACCGTTCAATTTACCAATCAATCTGCTGTTTCTCAATCTGATTTAGAATTAGTTATTATCCCTGTCAATTCTGGTTATATGGCGTTTGATGGCAATGGTGGTCTTCAATTACGCACCGGCATTCTCAATTCTAATGATGTATTAGATACTAACTCACAAAGTGGCGTTTTCAAGGGTGATGCTCGTCGCCTCGTTGGTTCTGGTTGGTGGGACAATCTTAAAGGTATGATCGGTAAATATGCCCCTATGTTGGCACCTTATGCTAAAACCTGGTTAGGTAAGCAAGATAATCCATACGCAAAATTAGGTTCTCAAGTATTAGACGTTGCTGGGTATGCTAAACCAAAAGGTCGCCTTTCATCCCGTTTAATGTAAAATAGTATAAATAATAATATCTAATAATTTATAAATAATATTATAATAATTATTTATAAATAATTAATCTTTTAAGAAATATATTTTCTAAAATAATATATATATATGTCTAACTTATCAATCGCAAAACCATCCCCTGTATTCTATGGCGAAGTTGCTCTCGCTGGTGCCAATTCAGGCACCTTTACAAGCGCAAATTTATTCCTTGCCACATCTAAAGTTTTAGGTTTAAAAGCATTTACAACTGCTTCTGTTACTGCTGCTAAAGCGGGCACTGGCGCATTAGTAAAAGCAACACCTGCTAATACTCTTCAATTAAAATCAATTACAACAACTGCCGCCGGCACTTCTCCTTTTCTTGCAACTGGGACTGTTGTATCTGGTGCCAATGAAACATTAACTGTTTTTGTTTATTGGACTAATGAAACAAACAATGATGCTGATATGCTTAATGCTTAAAGTAATTATAATAATAATAATTAATATATAATAATAATTTATTATATAATATATTTTCTAATATATTATATATAAATATGTATAGAAATAATGACAATCAATTATACTTTAGGGACTTAAATGATATTAATTCTAAAATAATGAATTTACAAGATAAATATAATAATTATATGATTGAAAATTCTAATGATAAAGCATATGTCCCTGTTTATGGATCTGGTCGTTCTGGTGGTATGCGTGAATATCCTAAAAATTATTCAGGTGGTGCTTTATATAATCCTATGAATGGCGTGTCTCCTTTAAATAATTCTTGGGATGTAGATAGAATGAAGCGGGATAGATTAGGTGGGTCTAATTATTATTATTCACAACCAGAAGAAAGAGCAGCAGCAGTTGTAGAAGTTCCTGAAGAAAAAAAAGAAATGGAAGAAAAAAAAGAAGATAGACCTAAAATGAAAATTGGTATTGTTAAGAAAAAAAAGAAAGTGTCTCCTCCTCCTTCTTATGATGCTCCTTTACCTCCTCCTCCTGAAGAATCTTCTTTTGTTGTTGGTTCTCCTATAGGTGAAAAAAGCATTCTTGAAAAAGTAGGTTCTTTTTTCGGATTCGGTAAAAGAAAACCTACTAAAGCACAAATTAAAAAAATAGAAGAAGTAATGAAAAGTAAGGGTTATATGTTGGGTGGTGCCTGGTATAATGAAGTTGCTAAATGGGGAAAAGAACAATTAAAACAACAAGGGGATAATGTATATGCAAAAGCGGGCGTTAGTGCTATTGATGATTTAAAGTTAGGTGATGGTTTAAAGGGTAAAGG